ACCGCACTCTATACACTCTACATCGTATCTAGGCATTATATAAGATCCGTAAATGACAGGGAGGCCGTAACATCGACAGTATTGGCTACAGCCTCTGCTGTAATGGTAAAAAGCGTCCCTGGGGGCAGTTGGTAGTCAAAAGCTATGGTATCTATTGTTATGGGGGGCGCATCCGGTACCGCCAGGAAAACACCCTGTATCTCTCCTCCGCTTATCGAGCTTGCTGCCGAGTCAACAGATAGGATGCTATTGCTGGTGTCCAGGTCAGCAAAGGCAGGAGTACCTCCAAGGTTAGCGCCTACCCTAAACCTGATAATAACCGCTGCTGCATTGCCTGTATTCTTAACAGCACCAAAAGTCAGGTAGTCAAGGCGTGAAAAAGAGTGGTTCTCCTTGCTATTGAAGACCTCCCGAACAAAAACACTCACCAAGGGCAATTCGGTAGTCGTAACCCCCGTAGTCGTCCCCGTTGCTGCAACTAAAGAGCCTCTATTGCCATCAATGCCCTCAATAAAAGAAGATATGGAGGCTGTTTTCACCACTATGTCGGTAGTATTGGTGGTGTTTTTTGCCTCTACATAAAGGTGTGTGTCAGGGTTAGAGACAGAGGGCGTAGTATTAGCATTCCCATACTCTATCTTATGGGCAAGGACAAGCCTGCCGGTGGCAGAGTCTTCAACACAATATTGAATAGCGCCAAAGCCCCACTGAAACTGAATAAAAAACACATTGCCCTTGGTAGGGTCCAGCGTCATGCCCGAAGGCCCGGTACCGTCAAGGACGTCCTCACTAAAAGCTGTCTGCGCCACCCATGTGTCGGTAGCAGAAGCCCCGTTGACACTCTGCGAGAAAGAGCCTACACACCCTGTAGAGTCCGTATCCACCAAGGAGAAAGTCCCCGTCTTCTCTGCTGCGTCAAAAGAAAGAAAAATGACATCTTGTCCATGCTGAACGCTTGTCCACCCTGATCCCGTATCATCAACGGTAGCTGCTGCTATCTTCTGCGCCACAGTAGTAGTAGAGTCCGCATTAGCCACCGCTACCGTCACCGCTACGCTATCCAGGTTTATCGTTATGTCTCCTGCCTGTGATGCTGCGCCAGTAGTAACGGTCAACGTCTGTATTTCCTTTTGCCCACCATCACGGCGAAGAACACCAAAAGCAGTGCCGTTATACCCCCAAAAAAAGCCTTCATGGACATCGCCTATACCTATCAATTGCTCACTGTTTGCTGCCCCAGTAGTAAAAAGAGCTGTGCCACGAAAAAAGATGCCCTGGCCTGCGTTATGCCTTGTAACCCTGTTACTTACCAGCGTAGCAGCAGAAGTAGCAGCAGCGCCACTGGAAACAGAGGCCATACCATTAGCCTGCGTGACTGTCCCTGAGTCGTTCTCCTGCGTAGTGACAAGCCTGGTATTTATGTTGTAATGAAAAGCCAGTTGTTCTACGGGAATAAGCTCGGCTATAATCTGCTCACCAAAAGAGCTGTATACCTGTGGTGGGTCTAGCGCTACGCCCTGCTTATCTGTCTTTACCTGCATCATACCCTGGTATCCACCACCTCCCATACCCTCACGTCTGCTGTCCCTGCTCCCACAATGCCGTATATATCGCCCCTGACTGCAAACTGGAAGCCGGGGCCACCTTCAAAGTCAAAGATCAGCTTGTCCTTGGCGTATAGCGCTATGCCCGTTGCTGCGGTAAGGGCTGTATCGTCACCTATCCACACCGTCTGGGTACTCTGGTTGTCGATAATCATCCCTATACGGTCCCTGCTCTTGACTTTTATAAGGGTAGCTGCCGTGGTAACCGATATAGCCGTTGTACTCATACCGTCTGCGCTGCCCCGTTCTGTGCTGCCTCGCTAGGTGCTGGCTCACTGAACTGTTGTGGGTTGATAGGGCCTGCGCCACCACCTGGCGCTCCTCCTGCTGGCTGCACACCCTGTACCGCTTGCTCTCCGGCCCCTATAGCAGGCCACAGTTCGGCAGGGTTCTGTATGCCAAAGCCCCTAATAAGCATCTGCTCAGCGATCTTAGGCAGGTTAGGGGGCATCTGTGGGCTTACCTCTACAAGGCCAGCCATAAGGTTCAAGACGTCCTGCCACTGTTTTCTTTCTAGCGCCTCTGTGCTGGCCTGTGAGCTTACGTCAATAGCGAACCTGTAAGCGCCCTTGGCCACCTCTGCGTCAATAGTAGACCACTCTGTAGCGCTAGGGTCTATGAGTATCTCTTCTTCAGGCTGGAACTGCGTATGCATAAGCCAGAACATCTCTGCCGTATCTACCTGATATGCTTCGAAAGCGTCTGCCCTCTGCCCCTCCCTCGAGTTGTTCTTACGCTCGTTGATAGCTGCCTCTGTAGCTGTATCACTGTCAGCAGCAGGCTGTGGGTCACCAGCAGCCCTATAAGCAAGGCTGTTGATAAGGTTTAAAAACTCACCCTTGTCGCCAGGGATCTGCAAGAAAGGCAATGGCACAACAGGGTTGCCCTGTGCCTGTGACAGTCCCGGCACACCTACGCCCGAACTGTCAGGAGCCCCAAGCGCTATCTCTATCTCCGAGTCCTGGAAGACGTCACTGTCATACAAAATAATGTTCTTCATCTTCCTCACGACACTCAAGTAACTGTCCAGCACCTCGTTTTGTAACGTCTGCATATTATCAAAGCCTGCCAGGGCCAGAATAGGCTTTTGCAGCCACGTCTTAAAGCCTTGCAGGAAGTGCAGCAAGCTACAGGGGTACGACTTGAGGCGCTTATACGGCCACTCTTCCTCATGCCTCAAGATCATAGCGTCACCGTTCTCCTGTATAGCCACCACAGTAAGAAGGTTGACCCTGCGCCTGCTAGAGATAGGGAAGTTCCTGGCCCATACCTCCCACAGCTCTACCACGTCAAAGCCATCGCCCTCGCCTACCCTGGCATCAGGAGCCGGGGCCTTCTCCATCCTCGTAGCCTTAAGCTGGCTCGTATTCTTGTAGTTAGGGTTGGACTTAACCTCATCTAATGGCTTGCAAGACCTGAAAGCTATCCACCTGGCATCGTTAAGCCCGTCAGTAGCCAGCGGATCTATACGGAAGTCCTCAGGGTTCCAGCGCAGACCAAAAGGCTGGTCTACCTGCATACCTATATGGGCGTCTACCTGCCCCTGGTCCAGCTCTGCCTCATGCTCTGCAATATGTACATCTATCGTGTCTTCTACTATCTCATCGCTGATAGTAGGGTCCTGCTTCAGTTGCGTATGCTTTTCTATGTGGTCTACATGGTCCTGCTCTGGGTCTACGGGCGTCATCGTCCCTGCGCCAAGGAATAGGTTTTCCTCCTCAGGATCATCGAAGCGCAAAGCAGGGTCAACGCTGTCACTTACCCTCGTCTCTCCCTCCGGCAGGACATCACTGACCCACCCTGCCTTCTTAACACCAAAAGGGTATAGGAAGGCGTCAGTAAGGACCCTCCTGTCCTGGTGCATCTGGCCCGTAACATCATACCAGTGGTCCACGATCTTACCTACAAGGACCTCGCCAGCTACAGAGTCTTTGCGCTTGGCCTTTACCCTGAAACGTGGGTTACGACTTAAGAGGTTGGACCTGCTCTGGTCTACCCACCCGAAGTGCAGGGAAGGCTTAACCCTGCCGGTATTCTCATCACCGTCTCTACTTGTCTCCAGGATACGCTCACGCTCTGTGCTGGCCTCATTCTCGTACAATGCCAGCTGCCTGCGTCCTATCTTAAGCCACGGCTCCAGCACCTCACCGGAGAAGTCTATATGCCTCTTCCAGTAAGCCCCTCTGCCTGTCCTGTCAGTAGGATATGCCATTTTCCCCTTACTTTAACCTCCCACACATCTCACAAACCTTAACATCCTTGCCCATCTCGATAACAAAGCCATAGTCCAGCCATACTGCCTTCTTGCACACCTTAGTAGCCTCTCGGCAGTTAAACCTGTTCTTCCTAGCAGCCTCCAGCCTGTGCCTGTTCATAGCGCATTGGTGACAGCAGCATATGTGGGACAAGTTGGTAGCCGTAAACTGCTTGCCACAGAATACACACCACCGCTGCCACGCCTCCCTAGTCCTAAGCCCTGAGTCCATTTAAGCACGCAGTTGATCCTCCCACACTCGCTTAATAGGCATCCTTACGCTTATCTTGCCAAAGGTCACCTTGCAACCTCCACGTACCCACATCTCTTCCAGCTTGCCCGTGACTACCTGGCTGTTATGCTTAAGCTGTATGTCTTGGCCCGTGAGCAGTCTCATGCTGCTTGCCCCCTGCGTAGTAAGCTACATTGGTCTTAATGCCTAACCTCCCCAGTCTCTCTGCCCTGTCTATGTCGTTCATCGTACGCCCTCTGGCGACTTCAGGCTTCTTGTATCTACTTGCTTTGCCCATATCATCCAGCATAAGCCCAAATAGTGATAGCACGTCCACTTGGTCATCGTGTTGCCCGTAAGGGAAGCGTAGTAGCTCAGCAACCAAGTCCTGCGTAAACGGGGCGTTGTGTGGTATAAAAACCTTGCCATCCAACATACGGCCCCTAATAGACTGGGCACGTTGATCTTTCTTAGCACTAGGCGTGTACTTGCCATTCTCGCTGCTCCGTGGTGTCCAGGTGCTCTCTTCACGCATACGCTTCTTGAGGAAAGGCCCTATGGTGTTCAGTATCTGGCCCCTCTCCTCTGCCCAGTGTCTAGGGCTGTGTTCCTTCATCATGCCTATGACAGCTTCTACCCACTCGTCCGATAAGGCTTGCTCTCTATAAAGGTCCAGGAGGTAGATGTTGTCTGCCTGGTCCACCCCCATGACGGCATGGACCGTGTAGTCCCCTTCCCCGTGTCTAGTCGCGTAGTCCGATGCCCCGTACTTGACCAGGTTGTCAGGTTGTTTGTGCCAGTCGTAGTATCTGATGGCTCGTTCTGGGAAGTAGGCATCGTCATTGGGTATAGGGTCCAGTAAAAGTTGGCAACTGAAGTTGTAAGGGCTTAACTGCTTGCGTCTATCCTCGATGTATTCGGCTGAGAACAAGACAGGGTCGCCTGAAGCAGTGCCATCGCTTGTGGCAGGGTGCAAACGTGGTCGCGCAGCATCCCGTTCAAGCATTGCTCCATACGTGTCAGCATCGTGGTATCTCGTTCCAATGTATCTGGCTTTTCCACCGTCTACCCCCAGGTTTAAGCTTAGTTCCCAAGCGTTCGTAGTCTTGCTGATCATCTCAGGGGTGGTTACTGATTTCTCTGTCACCACATCGTCATATACTCTTAGTCTGTAGTGCTTCCCGGTAGGCATACCGTCAACGAGGCCCCACGCCTCGATGGTGGCTGCTGCAGGGTTGGTTTTGCGCTTGACGGTAAGACCTTCATCTTCTGACCACTTGGGGGCTTCCTTGCGTGGAGATTGCCATAGAATGTCAGGAAATAAGGCTTTGAGCTGTTCATTGCTCTCAAGCTCCTGCTTTATCTGGCGTAAGAAAGACTTGGCTATGGGACGTGTGTGAGCGAATATCCCTACTGTTAACTCTGGGTCTTTAAGGATGTCTTGTATAGTGAGTGCAAAGGTAATGACTGTGCTTTTGTAATGCTCACGTGCCCATAGATCCAAATATCCGTCTGGGTCTTGTTGTACCTCTCTGCATCTATCAAGTATCCACTCGTGTTCTGCGTCATCTCGCTGCAGGACGTATCTGAGGAGGAAGTATAGGTCATTAGTCGCTAAGTTCCTTAGGTGTCCCGTTCGTTCCTTGCTCGATAGCTTGCTCAACGAACTCCACAGTTGTTGGTATTGCCATATGCCCGTTAACAGTTGCGATAGGGCCACCGTTGGCTCCTGTGACTTCAAGACGCTCATTATACCCTCTATACTTGGCCATACACTTGAGGTAGAAGATGATGGCCGTCATGTTGCCCTCTTGTATCTTGCGGAATAGCTGGGCCTCTGCTATGTCTATAGTCTGCTCACGTATTTCCTCGATAGTCTTCTGCAGCGTAGGGTGACGCTGCACCGCCTGGACTACGTTGCTGGGGGTACATCCCAGGGCTTTTGCTGCTACCGTTCGTAGGCCCCCAGATTGTCGTAAAGCTTTATCGAAGTCCTTTACCAGCAGGCCTTTATTAGCTGACATTGTTTATCCTGTTAGGCTAGTTAGGCGCTCTGGCTGTAAGCCGTTGTTTTTTAAGCGTTCTAGGGTCACCGCACAGTATTTAGGTTCTATCTCCATAGCGTAGCAGGTTCTTTGTTCTTGTTCTGCTGCTACTATGGTGGTGCCTGATCCTACAAAGGGGTCGTATACGTCTCCGGTATGGTTTCTAATAGGGCGTGCCATAC